GCCAAAAACTACTATCATGGATAATATGCCAAAAAATGACATAGAATTTAAAGAAACAGTTATTTCTGCTCCTATGAAAAAACCAGTTGTGAAATCTGTTCCTGTAGGAAGAATGAGAGGTACAGGAAGTGATGAGGCTGCGATAGCAGGTCAAAATAAAAGAGCAGCATATGCTCAATCTATGAGAGCACCTAAAAATGTTATGGGTCCTTTTGATTATATGCAACCAAGAAGAAGTTCTATTATGGCAAAACCCGGTTTAAATAGAATGTCTGACGATATGGGTTTTAAAAAAGGCGGTCGTGTAGGCTGCGGTAAAGCAAAACGTGGGTTCGGAAGAGCACTTAAAAAAAGGAGAAAATAATATGGCAAATCCAAGATATAATACACAAACAACTAACCCAAGACAAAAACTAGCTTCTGGCGGAAGAGCTAAAGCTATGGGTGGTGGAGTAATGAGAAGAGATATGGCTTCTGGTTACTATCCTTCAGACATGGGTATGTCTGGTGGAGCTATGATGAAAAAAGGTGGCCGAGTTAAAAAAAAGAAACAAGGTTACAAAGATAGAAAAGATGAATCAATCGCTATGAGAATTAAAAAGAAAAGAACTAAAAAGCAATTAAAAGCTTCTAGAGATGAGTCTTATGGTAAGTTTGGTTCTGCTATGAAGAAAAAAGGTAAAATTAACAAATAATGATTAAAAAATTATTAGAAAAATTTTTTGGTTCAAAAGTTATTTGTAGTCACTCAAATGTTGTATCTAAAAAAGTTAAATATTGTATTGACTGTAAATTAGTTGTTAACGAAAATTAAAGGACGGACATGACTAAGAAAAAAATACCTGCAGGTAAAAAAGGTAAAGGAATAAGAAAGTTAAAAAAAGTAGCACCACAAGTTGCAAAACGAATGGGTTACAAAAAAGGTCATAAAGTAAAATAATGGCAAAGCTCTGTCCAAAAGGCAAAGCAGCTGCCAAAAGAAAATTCAAAGTTTACCCTTCGGCGTACGCTAACATGTATGCCTCTGGAGTTTGCTCTGGAAAAATTACACCTGGTGGAAAAAAGAAAAGAAAGAAAATGAGTGAAGGTGGAATCGTTGTCGAAGATGTGACAAGGATGGTGGATATTGTCTAATGGCCAAGAAAGGCTTAAGAGCATGGGTGAAAGAGAAATGGGTGGACATCGGGGCACCGAAGAAAGACGGAAAATATCAACCATGCGGGAGAAGCAAAGGCTCGAAACGGAAGTATCCAAAATGCGTCCCACTTGCAAAAGCCACACGAATGACAAGTTCGCAAAAGGCGAGTGCTGTCAAACGAAAACGAGCAGCAGGTAATCCTGGTGGTAAACCAACTAACGTTTCAACATTTGCAAAAAGAAAACGAATGGCATTTGGAGGCAGGGTATAATGAGAAAACAAGATAACATGCCAGCAAGAAACAAAAAAAATTTCAGATCTACAAAATCTGGAGCAGGTATGACACGAGCCGGTGTCGCTGCCTACAGAAGAAAAAATCCCGGTTCTAAATTAAAAACAGCCGTGACTGGAAAAGTTAAACCAGGATCTAAAGCTGCAAATCGACGTAAGTCGTACTGCGCAAGAAGCGCAGGCCAAATGAAAAAATTTCCAAAGGCTGCGGCTAATCCAAATTCAAGACTTCGACAGGCACGTAAACGATGGAAATGTTAAATGAAAACAGCAATACTAGATGCTCTTGAAGCTAGGTACGAAGCAAAAATAGCTGAAGCAGACGCAACAATAAAAATATATTTAGAAAATCCTGTAGGTATTGGTGAACACCCACAGCACATAGATGAGATTGATAAATTATTTCAAAAGATTGCAGATGCACAAGAAAAATTAAAAGCAATTTCTGATTTTAGGGAGCCTAGAGTTGCCCTTTAGATCTGAAAAACAAAGAAAGTATTTATTTGCAAAAAAGCCTGCCATTGCAAAAAAATGGACTAAAAAATATGGCAGCAAGATAAAACCAAAGAAAAGGAAAAAGAAATAATGGATGAAATGACATTTATCGATAAGATAAAAAAAATAATAAAAATGAGACATGATGACGTTGTATCTTCACTAGCCTCTGGCGGTGTTGACAATATGGAAAAATATCAGTATATGTTAGGACAGATACGAACGTATCAGTATTTAAATCAGGAAATATCCACCCTGCTAAATAAAAAGGAGCAAAATGAACAAGACGGAACAATTATCAACATCAACTCAAAGCCCAAAAATTGAGTTACCAAATAAAAAATTAGTAGGTGTTAAGCCTACAGAAAAAAAAGAAGAAGTTTCAGCAAAATTACCCAAACCTACAGGTTGGAGAATTTTAGTTTTACCTTTTAAACAAAAAGAAAAAACTAAAGGTGGAATCATATTAGCAGATGACACAGTAGAACGATCACAAGTAGCATCAACTTGCGGCTTAGTTTTGGACATGGGACCACACTGCTATGATAAAGAACGTTTCCCAGAGGGTCCTTGGGCCAAGAAAGGTGATTGGATTATCTTTGCAAGATATGCCGGATCACGAATTAAAATAGATGGGGGTGAGATAAGACTTCTAAATGATGATGAAGTTTTAGCGACCGTGGAAAACCCTGAAGATATATTCCACGAATTTTAACAATCATAGGAGGAACTATGCCAGAAGACGATAAAAAAACAGTTGATCTTGATACATCCGGACCGGGTGCAAGAGTTGAACTGCCAGAAACAGAAAGCGAGAACGATAAAACATATGAAAACGAGGTAAAGAAAAATGAAGCAAATGTTGTATACGATGATCAGCCCGATAATACACCTGAGAAATCTGTTGAGCAATCTAATGTTCGAGATGAAAAGAACGAAGGCGGTGAGGTTACACAGGAAGCTGACAAAAATGAAGGTGATCAACAACAAAGTAACGAAAAAGCAGTTGAAGAATATTCTGAAGGAGTTAAGAAAAGAATAGCCAAACTCACTAAAAAAATGCGTGAAGCTGAAAGACAAAAAGAAGAAGCTTTACGATACGCTCAAAATATTAAAAGAGAAAGAGATCAATATGAAAGTGCAGCAACACATTTAGATAAAAATTATGCTTCGGAAATGGAAGGAAGAATTTCATCTTCTATTGCAGCAGCACAAGCAAAACTTGCAGCAGCTAGGCAAAACGAAGATTCTAAAGCTGAAGTAGAAGCGCTAACTCAAATATCTCAATTAGGTTATGAACAAGGTAAACTTGCTGAGTTAAAAACTCAACATCAGATGCAGGAAACTGCAGCTAAAGAACAGCCTGTTCAACAACTTAGACAACAACCAATGCAACAAGCACCTGCTAGAGATCCAAAAGCAGAAGCTTGGGCAGACAAAAATGAGTGGTTTGGCAAGGATAATGCCATGACTTACACAGCATTCGATCTACATAGGAAACTTACTGAAGAAGAAGGTATGGATCCTCAGTCTGACGAATATTATGCGGAAGTTGATAGAAGAATAAGACTTGAATTTCCCCATAAATTTGATAGACCAGTAGAAGAAAAACAGACTACTAAACCTACACAGAACGTTGCCTCTGCAACGCGTAGTACAAAGAGTGGTCGCAAACAAGTGAGACTCACATCTTCTCAAGTCGCAATAGCGAAAAAATTAGGTGTGCCACTAGAAGAGTATGCGAAACAACTTATAAACACGAAGGAGGTATAGGCATATGGAAAATAAAAAACCAACTCGTGCGAGTCAGACTAAAAGTGATTCTACAAAAGTACAATCACAAGCTAAATCGGTTGCGCCACAAGCAAGACCAAAAGTTTGGACTCCACCATCGTTTTTAGATACGCCCAACGCGCCAGACGGATTCAGACACAGATGGGTCAGGATAGAAGTCTTAGGATTTGTTGACACGAAAAACATACAAGGACGCTTAAGGTCCGGGTATGAGTTAGTAAGAGCCGACGAATATCCTCAAGAGGACTTTCCAGCAATCGCAGACGGCAAATACGCAGGGGTTATCGGACACGGCGGCCTAGTGCTGACTAGGGTACCGGAAGAGATCGCGCGGTCAAGACAAGAGTACTTTGAAAGACAAGCTCAAGATCAACAGACTGCAATTGATAACGATCTTATGAAGGAACAGCATAGGGGAATGCCTATCGATATTGATATGCAAACTCGTACAACCTTCGGTGGCAAGAAAAGTTAAAAATTTTTAACGAATCAAACCAGCGATTGACATTAAACCGTAACTGGAGGCCCGCAAGGGTAGGTTACATAAGGAGAAAACAATATGGCTAATGCGTCAACTACTGGGTTTGGTTTTAGACCCATTAAAAAGATAGCGCAAAACTATAACAACGCTGCTCTTTCAGAGTACAGTGTTGCAGCTTCTTCTGCTTTAATTTCGCACGCATGTTTAGTGCAATTAACAGCAAATGGAGTTGTGCTCGCTTCAGGAAACACAGATACAAATAATCTGGGTACATTGAATGGAGTGTTCTATACGGATGCGACTAGCAATAAACCAACGTTTAGCAACTTTTCACCGGCAAGTAATACTGCTACTGACATTGTTGCTTTTATTAATGACGATCCTATGCAAATGTATGAAATTATGTCTGCAGATACAGCTTTCAACCAAAATGAAGTTGGACACTGTGCGGATCAAGTGCTTGAGGCGGGTAGTTCACCGTTGTTTATATCGAAATCAAAAATTTCGGCTACAACAGCTACTACACAAGCACAATTGTTCATCATGGGTGTTTCTAGAGATCCAGATCACTCTGACACAACTGCTGAGGGCTTTGCTCTTAGAGTTCAAATCAGAGAACATATCTTGGTTGGAAATGACACTCAGAGAGCAGGGGTATAAGGAGGAATAACTATGGCTATATCACGAAATCAACTAGTTAAAGAACTAGAGCCCGGTTTGAATGCCTTATTCGGACTGGAATATAAACAGTATGAAAATCAGTCAGCTGAAATTTATACTACTGAGTCATCTGACAGAGCTTTTGAAGAAGAAGTTATGTTGTCAGGTTTCGCTCAAGCACAAGTAAAACCAGAAGGTTCAGGTGTTACATACGATAACGCTCAAGAAACTTTCACAGCTAGATACACTAACGAAACAATTGCGTTAGCGTTTGCTATTACTGAGGAAGCTATTGAAGACAACTTGTATGACAGACTTGCTTCTAGATATACAAAAGCTTTAGCAAGATCTATGGCTCAAACTAAACAAGTAAAAGCAGTTAATCCGTTAAACAACGGTATGCCTAGTGGCTCTTTCACTTCTGGTGATGGTGTTACTTTGTTCAATACTGCTCACCCAACTATTGCTGGAACTTTCAGTAATACGTTAGCAACTGCTGCGGACTTAAACGAAACTTCATTAGAGCAATCAATGATTGACATTGCTGCTCTTACTGATGAAAGAGGTTTAAAGATCGCTGCTAAAGCTACAAAGATGATCATTCCATCTGCACTACAATTCACAGCTGAAAGACTTATGGCTTCTGCTGGTAGAGTTGGAACTGCTGATAATGATGTTAACGCACTTAAATCTAAGGGGATGATTCCTCAAGGATACTCTGTTAATAATTTCTTAACAGATACAGATGCGTTCTACATTATCACTGACGTGCCAAATGGTATGAAACACTTTGAAAGATCTCCATTGACTACTAAAATGGAAGGTGACTTTGATACTGGTAATGTGAGATACAAAGCTAGAGAAAGATACGTATTTGGCGTATCAGACCCTAGAGGTGTATTTGCTTCACCAGGAGCATAATAAATAATTTTTTGTGGCGGGACACAGTTCCGCCACAATCATAAAATAGAAAGAAAAACCATGAAAAAATTCCTAGTAAACATATACGCATACGATTATCACGGTAGATTCCAAGTAGAATCTAATGATGACGCCATTTCTCTAGAACAAGCAATAGTTGACAAACTAGGAGAAAATAGTATAGTTTGGGAAT